ATGGAAACACGTCCGACACAGTTCATCACGTTCGACGGGGACAGACTCTGGAAGGCAATCGACTTTCATCTGGATCAATCGATTCAGCCTATCTGGAACTTCTGCGATGAAATCACAGCCGACAGCCTGACGGCGCTTCAGTCTGAACTGCTCGACGGTTCGCTGAAGGTCAGAATCACGCGCGCAAAGTGGCGAAGCTTCGATGACGTTCATCGGCTCGACTGGCTGCTGGAAAAGGCGGGAACAGTTTTGAAGCTGATGAAAGACACGAACGTCGCTGAATTCGTTCCGTTCGAAGAACTGAAGGCTGAACTGGAAGCAGATCAGGAAGCCGATCACGACGACGAAACAGGGACGCAGGACTGAAGGCTGAACTGGTCGAAGAAGAAGGAAGCGAACAGCTTCACGGGGGATCACTTTGTCTTCATTCACGCTCTATAAGGGACTCTACGTTCTGACGCCTGATCCTACGGGACTCGGGGGACAGAAGCTTCAGTTCGATCTGAAGTACATCGCCGATCATCTGGAAGCACTGGAAGCAGGATCGGGCGGATCGACGCAGGCAGCGAATAAGGTTCTGGCTGGACCTGCGTCTGGTTCGGCTGCTGCGCCTTCCTATCGCCTTCTGACTGCTGCTGACATCCCTGCTATCGCAATCACAGGCGTCACAGGACTTCAGGCGGCGCTGAACGGGAAGATGTCAGTGATCGCAAGTCCGACTGATGGGGACATCCTGACAGCAGACGACTTCGGTCGTCCTGTGGACTCGGGGATCATGCTGACGGACCTTCAGGCGGACATCGCGGCGAAGGCTGACACCAGCACTGTCAACGCGCTGAACACGACACTGACGGCCGCAATCGACGCGAAGGTCACGAAGGCGACAGTCACGACTGGACGGCTTCTGACGACTGACGGATCGGGCGGGATCGCTGACAGCGGAATCGCTGGATCGAACGTCGCGCTGAAGAACGCTGCGAACAGCTTCACGGCTGCGCAGGCAATAGGTTCGACGCTGAACGTCACGGGACTGACGACGCTCGCAGCGCTGACGATGACCGGAACGCTGTCGGCAGCGACAACAGACGCACACTTCGCGACTGTCAGTGCTGGAAGCACGATCACGGATTATCTGTCGCTGACGAAGGAAAACGCGGGTCCGTTCGTCATCACGGAAAAGACGGGGAATGAAACATTCGGCGGATCAGGCGGAAGCGATTCGACGATCTGGATCAGGAACGTGAACGGGACTGGCGACGGCTGGCTGAATGATGTCACGCTCGACATCGGGACGCTGAAGACGACGGGAATCCAGAACACGGGGAACACGCAATTCGTAAGCGGGACTTCGCTTCTGTGGTCATCCAGTTCGACTGATCCGACTGCAACGAAGGACACAGGACTGGTTCGGTCAGCGGCTGGCGTGGTGCGCGTGACGAACGGTTCGACGGGATTCGGCGATCTAAGCGCGAAGAACTTCGTGATGTTGCAGAACACGGCCGCGACCAGCACGGGATCACAGCAGTCGTCGCCTTCGATTTCACTCGGGATGTCGCTATGGAATGGATCGGCGGCTGTTCTGACAGCGGCGACGATTCGATCTGTCGCATCGACCAGCACGAACAGCGAATATCGTCTGGCGCTGACAGCAGGGACGGAACTGATGTCGCTTCGCTCGACTGGCTGCGTCGGGATCAGCAACACAGCGCCGACGGCGAAGCTGGACATCGTGACCGCTTCGCAGATCGGTCTGAATCTGAAGAACGCGGGATCGGCTGCTTCGCTGAAGATCGTCGATGGATCGGACGTTCAGAAGTTCGCAGTCGCGCAGAACGGCGACGTGACGACAGCGGGCGACGTGACGATCACGGGACAATATAACGGCCTTGCCTGTTCAGTCGGAACCGTCTTCGCTGGGACGACCTGTTCGGACTTCTTTTCGCTGACGAAGGAACAAGATGGACCTTATTTGATCAGCGAAGCTACTGCGCTCGAAGCCTTCGGCGGCGGCAGCGGCGACGATTCGATCCTATGGCTGCGCAACGTGAACGAATCCGGGGACGGCTGGAATAATGATGTCACGCTGTCCCTGTATCACCTGACGGCGACTCGACTGTCTGGTCGTGTTCAGACGGACATCACGGACCTGTCAGATCACGGCGTCGAAGTCGTCTGCACAGACGGAACGACAGGCAGTCCGATCAGCGTCTACAACGGGGACGCAGCCGAAGCCGTCTTCAGCGTGAACAAATCTGGCGACGTGTCGGCGTCTGGACTCGCGAACATCGCAGGCGCGATGACTGTCGGAAAATCGCTGATCATCGGACAGCAGGTCATCGCTGTCGGCGCTGGCGACACGTCAGCAGGCAACGCTTCGAACGCGAACAATATCACGATTAACGCGACTGGATCGTTCACGATGGGAACGGTCAGCAATCCGCAGGATTTTCAGCGGATCACAGTTCGCATCGCGAACACTTCAGTCAGCGCGATCACGGTCACGCTGTCTTCATTCTGGAAGCTGGATTCAGGCGCGACGACGTTCACTGTCGGCGCTGGGAAGATCGTTTATCTGGAAGGCTTTTATCACGCAGCGCGGACCGCGATCCATATCACGACACCGCCACAATCTACAGGGTTCTAAGGGGAAGCAAATGGAACCAGAACGGAACGAACACGATCAGGGACTATTCGACGAAGGCCGCGAAGCCGGAAAGCTGGAACCGCGCATTCTGAAGCTCGACGCGATCCAGAAGGCCGTGATCGGCGTCATCGCGATCCTGACGTTCTTAAGCAGCACGGTCGGGGGATATTTGGTCAACAAATCGATGGTCGAATATCGGATGACGGAAACCGAAAAGAAGATCGCGAAGAACGAAGCGAAGATCGACCAACTGGACACCTTCGGACATCCGGATCACGAACGTCGGCTGACGAAGATGGAAGCACGCGCAGACAACAGCGACAAAAACATCGACGACCTGAATCGGAAGGTCGATGTCCAGACTGCGATTCTGGTCAGGATCGAAAAGACTGTGAACGACCTTCAGGCGAATCGGGGGACAAAGTGAAGAAGCTCGGGATCATCATCTTCCTTCTGGTCGTCGGCTGCGCTGTCCAAAATCCTTCCCAGTTCGTCGGGCGAATCCAGAACGGCGCACAGGGGATCAGGGACGACCTGAAGGCCGCACGTCCACACGCGGACCAGCAGGGACAGCAGCACATGGATCGCGCTGACCAGAAGGCCGAACAGATCATCGAAGACGCAAAGCAGATACAGAAGGCAATGGCAGCGAAAGCGAAGGCGTGTCAGAAGGATCACGACGCGCTGATGAAGCTGGAAGGCAGCGTCGGCGTGAAGGTCGAACGGATCATCTGGAACTGGATTTTCTGGATCAAATGGGGATCGATTGCTGTCGTCGGTCTCTACATCGCAGGCGGAATATATGGGGCTGTGGGAACGGGCGGACTCGCGACTGTCGTGACAAAGAACTTCCCGGCGATGTCGATCTTCGAAAAGGGAATCGGATTCGTGAAGTGGGTCTTCGGACTGTTCAAGAAGAAAAGCGCGCAAGGGGAATAAATGGGATACAGACTGGATGACCATATCGCGGACCTGATCGACACAGCGCTGGACGATGCGCAGCCGACGCCTGACGTGAATATGTTCAGCGCGATCGACGTGTCGAATCCGTCAGCGATGACCTTCACGCCGAATCCGTCGTTCTGGGCGAAGAACTTCGATCTGACCTGTGTCAGCCTTTATAACAACAGCGCAGGCAATCAGAAGGCGGGGACGCTGATCACGCCGAAGCATCTGCTGACAGCGACACACTACAGTCTCGCGGGGATCGGGCTGCTGCTCTGGCTTCAGGACGCAGCAGGCGTCGGAAGTTGGTACACAATCGAACACTTCGTCAGGATCGATCCATCGGGGAATCCTTATCCTGTGGACTATCAGCCAGCAGGGGGAACCAGCTTCGGCTTCGACATCACCATCGTTCAACTGGATCGCGTCGTCGCGTCAGGGATTAAGCCTGTTCAGATTCTTCCGCCTGACTATGCGGACTGGTTCGACAACTACGGCGCAGGCGTCCCAGTCATCAAAACGAATGCAGCGCGAACAGTCGCAGATGAAACGACCTTCGGCGTCGGCGCACCTTCTGACGGAATCTATCACGATTCGAAACAGGCACACGTCGCGAACACGAACACACTGAACAGCTTCTTCCCGAACTGGGGCGCACCGACACAAGCGCAAAGGCTCGCGACCTATAAGGCGCTGATCGGCGGGGACTCGGGGAATCGCGCTTATCTGTTCGCTGATCCCAGTCAGCCTATCGATCCCAGTCTTCAGCATCACGAAGATCGCGTGAACGCAGCGATCGCGCTGTTCCCGAATAACGGCGGATACACGCTGACACGGGCTGACCTGTCAGGCTTCGACACTGTGTCAGCGTCTAAACGCTACGCGTGGAAAACACTGACGGCGGATCACTGGGACGCCTTCGACAGCTACGGCTGGAACACGTTCCTGTCTGATCCCGTGAAGGCTCGCATCGTCGAGCAGGAAGCATTTAAAGCAGGCGCGAAGAAGGCTGACAGCTTCGAAGCAGGAAGCGTCGAACAGCAGACGTTCGCGGCTGGATCACAGAAGCAGGATCAGACGGCCGAATAGTCGAAAGACACTGAAGGGGGATCGTTTATATGTCCTGTTGCAATCAATCAATCTGCTGGATCGCTGGGAACACAGGCGTCCTGATGGCGCGCGTCGTCGATGTCGATGACGATCCGATCCTTCAGGCTGATGTCGATTCGATCCGTGTCGATCTGCTCGACATGACCGATCCATCCGATCCGACGCCTGTCGATTCAACGGGAACGGAAATCACGGACGGATCAGCCTACAGCGAACCAGACGAAGCCGATGTCGTCTTCGACACCTATCAGACGGACAGCCGCTGGACGAAAGACAGCACGGGATACAACTTCGCCTATGCGATGGCTGTCCCGACTCGGGATGTCAGCTATGAAGTCCGGATCACAATCACACTGACCAGCGGGAACACACAAGTCGCGGTCTGGACCATCAACGCAAAATAAGCGCGCAAGGGGGAAACTTGGCTAACGAAATCAGCATCACGGTCAGCGGTCGCTATGAAAAGGGCTATCTGAAAGACAGCTTCGGCGTCAGCGGCTTTCAGATCACAATGGCGGGCGATCAGGATTCTAAGATCACGCAGTCGATCCCGACGACAGCAGGGGGAACAGCACTGGCTGTGAACTCGGGGATCACGTCGAAGGGAATCTTCTTCTTCCGCAATCTGGAACCTGAAGACGGGAACTTCGTCGATGTCGGCGTCCGTGATGGATCATCGAACTTCATCGGGATGATTCGACTGATGCCGGGGGAATTCACAGTCGGACGGCTGAAGCCTTCCGCCACTATCTACGCGCTCGCAGACACAGCCGCTGTTCTGCTCGAACATCGCGTGATCGAAGCCTAAGTCATCACACACGGACGAAGGGGGACAGATGGATGACGATGACATCATCGAACCTGATCTGGAACCGATCTTCGATCCGTAAAAGGGGAACGAATGAACACTGACACACTGAAGCTGCTCGACGAATCGCTGATCGGTTCGACTATCACAATCGAACGTGATCGCGATCCCGAATCGGCGGAAGTGTTCACGCGATTCATCCTGACTGTCGCTGACGCCGACAAAGCAGGTCCAGCATTCGACGCGCTCGCGAACCTGTTGGAAGCAGCAGGGATCGAAGGCGTGATCAGTCCGCGACTGAAAGCCGTTTAAGCAACGCAGAAGCTGGACGCTGTGAAGCTCGGGCTGAAGCAGCAGGACGCAGCAGAACGAACGGGAAGGCCGCTGCTGACGAAGCTGGAATCTGTGTCAGAACGTGAATGTCAGAAGCTGAAGATGAATCGGCCGATCCGATAGGTTCTTCCCAGCGGTTAAAAACTTCCCGTGCAAAGGGAACTGCCGAATCGGCTCGCAAATTTAGCAAGCAATCGCGGGGACTCGGGAATGAACAGTCTGGAATTCGAACGACGGCTGAAGGAAGCGATGATCAGATTCGTGTTCGCACCTTCGAAGAAGGAACTGGGGCTGATCGCGGGGACGAAGAAGGAACTGGGGCTGAACTGGATCACGGTCACGCTGTTCGACGCAGCAGGTCGCAGACGCGACAGCATCGGCGGAATTGCGCGTGAAGTTCGACCGATGGCTGATCAGATCACGGCGATGATGGAAGAAAACGCTGACGCCTTAGAAGGCTGGAAGCTGGTCGTGAAAGACTGATCAGGGGACACGGGGGACTGTGGCGAAGAACTACGAAGAGCGGAAGCAGCAGGTCGCGAACATCCTTCGCGAACAGTCGAAGGAAGGTCGGGACATCGGTCCGCTTCCAGCCGTCGTCGATCCTGCTCGACGGGATCGCTGTCGGCTCGACTTCCGCGACTTCTGCGAAACCTACTTCCCAGCCGTCTTCAATCTGGTCTGGTCAGTCGATCATCTGGCTGTCATCCAGACCATCCAGCAGGCGATTACAGGCGGGGGACTCTTCGCTGTGGCAATGCCGCGCGGAAGCGGGAAAACGTCGCTGACGCTGGCTGCTGCGATCTGGGCGCTGCTCTACGGTCACAGACGCTTCGTCGTCCTGATCGGCGCTTCCGAAGACGCAGCCGTCGATCTGCTGGATCATCTGCGTTCCAGTCTCGAATCAAACGACCTGCTGAACGAAGACTTCCCTGAAGTCTGCTTCCCGATCAGGAAGCTGGAAGGGATCGTCAGCCGTCAGGCTGGTCAACTGCTCGACGGGGAACGGACGCAGATTCATATCACACAGAAGGAACTGATCCTTCCGACGGTCACGGGATCGGCGTCCAGCGGCGCTTGTGTGAAGGTCGCGGGGATCACTGGTCGTGTTCGCGGGATGATGATCCAGCGGCCGTCTGACGGCGCGACCGTTCGACCTGACTTTGTGATGATCGACGATCCGCAGACTGACGAATCGGCTGCTTCGCCTATGCAGGTCCAGCGCCGACTGAACACTGTGAACGGCGCGATCCTTGGCCTGTCTGGTCCGGGTCAGAAGATCGCAGGCGTGATGCCTGTGACCGTCATCGCGCGGGGCGATCTGGCTGATGTCGTTCTGGATCGGAAGCGCTGTCCCGACTGGCAAGGTCTGAAGTTCGGGCTGATGAAGTCGATGCCGACGAACGTGAAGCTATGGGAACAGTATTCAGAAATCCGCGCGCAGGGACTGCGAACGGGCGAAGGTCTGACACCAGCAACGGCCTTCTATCTGGAACATCAGCAGGAACTGGACGAAGGCGCTGAAGCTTCGTGGCCTGCTCGATTCAACAGCGACGAAGCGTCAGCGATTCAGCACGCGATGAACCTGAAGTTCAGGGACGAAGCGACCTTCGCGGCCGAATATCAGAATCAGCCGCTGTCGCTGGATGCTGGTTCGGTTCTGGCGATCACGCCTGATCAGGTCATCGGGAAGACGGTCGCGACGAAGCGACTGATCGTTCCCAGCTATGCGACGAAGCTGACGGCGATGATCGACGTTCAGGGATCAGTTCTGTTCTATTCCGTCGGCGCGTTCGGTCCAGACTTCACGTCACACGTCGTCGATTATGGCTGCTATCCTGAACAGGCTCGGAACTATTTCTTCCTTCGCGAAGTGAAGCCGACGCTGGCTGACCTGAAGCCGGGCGCTGCGTTCGAAGGTCAGCTTTATGACGGACTCGACAAACTGACGAAGAAGCTAATAGGGACGAACTATCAGATCGACGGCGGGGACAGCCTTCGGATCAGTCGCGTGATGATCGACGCAGGCTATCGCGATGATGTCGTGAAGCAGTTCATCCGTGAATCGCCGAATCGGTCGATCCTGCTCGCGTCGAAGGGATACGGTTTTCAGGCGGATCGAAAGCCGCTGGACGAATGGATGCTGAAGGCCGGGGGAAGGCGCGGCTGGTCGTGGCTCTTCAACAGGGACGAAGGTCACGTTCTGTTCGACGCGAACGCATGGAAGACGTTAATCGCGCAGCGGCTGATGATGTCAGCAGGGGAACAGGGGAATCTGTCGCTGTTCGAAGCTGATCCGAATGAAGCAGCGAATCGGGCGCGACACAAGATGTTCAGCGAACATCTGACCAGCGAATCGGCGACACCAGTCGAAGCGAATGGAAGGACTGTGAACGTCTGGCGCGTAAAGCCTAATAGGGAAAATCACTGGCTGGACTGTGTGATCGGCTGCTATGTCGCAGCGTCAGAACAGGGGATCGCGGCCGTCGGACATCCTACGGCGGATCAGCCGAAGCGAAGGCGTCCGAAGCTGAAGCTAAGTTTTTAGGGGGACGGATGAAGACAACGAAGAAGCAGCAGTCGAACGCGGAAGTCTGGACGAATCACACCTGTCCGTCCTGTGGGGTCGAACTCGCGGCTGACACGCTGGCGATGAACTGGATCAGCTACGGGGGGACAGCGCCGAACGGTCGTGTCTTCAACAGCTACGCGAAGCAGCCTGTCACCTGTTCCTGTGGTCAGCGATCCGTCGCGACTTACTGGAAGGATTAGGTCGCACAATCGCTGAAGGGGGATATATGAAAGCATCGGAACAAGTCGCGCGGATCGAAGAAGCGCTGTCGAAGAACGCAGGCGTCCAGTCCGTCAGCACTGACGGAACGACGATCCAGTTCAATCGCGCGCAGCTATTGGCTGAACTCGACTACTGGCAGCGGAAGGCCGCGAAGGAATCGGGGAAGCGGAAGCCGTTCAAAGGTCTAAACATGGGCGGCGGAATCTGCTAACGCGGACGACGTTCGGGGGAATCTGTGTCGAACAATCTATCAGCAGTCACGAATATTCTGGCTGGCGCAGCGAAGGCTTATCACGCGCTGACAGGTCGCAAGCGTCGTCAAACGACGCCGATTGATACACGCGCGGAAGACGGTTTGTTCCAGCCGCTGGACCGTGACCAGATGATCAGCAATGCGCGCAGCCTGCGACGGAACAGTCCTGTCGCTGCGTGGATGGTCAGGAAGCATCTGGATTATGTCGCGGCCTTTTCCTTCCAGTGTCGTTCGAAGTCTGAAGAACTGAACAATCTGGTCGAAGCGCTGATGACGTGGTGGATGCGACCGCTGAACTGTGACGCGTCTGGACGCTTCGGCTTCCTGCGAATGGTCCGGATGATCGAAGGATTAGCCTTCTTAGAAGGCGACTGCTTCGTGATGAAGATCAGCGACGGGACGATCCAGATCATCGAAGCTGATCGCGTCAGGACACCGAATGACCTGAAGAAGTACAACACCGAACACGGGACAGATTACAAAGTCGAAGACTTCGTTCACGGCGTTCAGGTCGATGACGCTGGACGCGCGATCAGCTACGCGCTGTGTGAACGAACCGGCGCACAGGGATCAGGCGGCTTCGCACTGAAGGAAGTCGTCGATGCTCGGAACGTTTTTCATCACGCCTACATCGACCGCTATGACCAGATCAGGGGCGTGTCGCCTTTGTCGTCAGCGATGAACACGTTCGTCGATCTGTACGAAGCGCAGGACTACGCGCTGAACAAAATGAAAGCTGCTTCGCTGTTTCTCGCGAAGTACAGACGGGCGGCGGTCGCTGGTGATGCTGATGCTACTGACAACGGGACTGACACGGCTGGAAGCTACAACGTCGATCTGAACGAAGGTCCGCAATTTGCCGAACTCGATCCTGAAGACGATCTGGAATTTCTGGAATCGAAGACGCCTTCGGTCGAATTCCAGCAGTTCGGGAACACGGTCACAGCGAACGCAATCAAAGGCGCTGCTGATCTTCCCTATTCGTTCTTCGACGAAAGTCACACGAACTACAGCGGCGCACGTCAGGCGCTGCTTATGTACGAACAATCGGCCGAACACAAACGACAGAACCTGATCGCACTGCTGAACGGTCTGACCGTCTGGCGACTGAAGCTGTTCATCGCTGATGGTCATCTGACGCTTCCGAATCACGACGACGGGACACCGTTCGGGATGGATGACATCTCGTTCGAATGGATCGCGGCACCGCTTCCGTGGATCGATCCGCTGAAGGAAGTCAGCGCCAACGCGATGGCGATGGAAAATCTTCTGACCAGTCCGCAGCGTCTGGCGAAGGAATCTGGACAGGACTGGAACACGATCATTCAGGAAATCGCAGACGCGAAGAAGAAGTGTGAAGAACTCGGGATTCCGTTCCCTGTCGGCGGGAACGCGAAGGTCGTCAGCAATCTGATCGAACAGCAGACGCAGGAAGAACAGACTGTGAAATCGAATGGGGGAAAGAATGACAAACGCGCTGCTTAATCCGTCGGACCTGATGATGTCCGCTGAACTATCGCTGACCAGCAACGGCGCAGGGGCGAAGTCTGCGAAGGTCACGCTAATCGCGCGGTCTGGTGATGCTGTCGAAATCAAAGGCTGGGGACGCGTCGTTCACGACTTCAGCGGGATGTCGCACAAAGCGAAGATTCCGCTGGACTGGGAACACGATCAGTCTGATTCGAACGGCTGGCTGAATAAATTCGACACGTCATCCGGTGATCTGGTCTGCTCGGGCGCGATTGTGATCGCGGATGAACAGACAGCCGCACTGGTGACGAAGATGACGGCGGGCGTTCCGTTCGAAGCGTCGATCCAGTTCAACGAAGACTGTCTGATGGAATTCGTTCCTGAAGGCTTCAGCGTGAACGTGAACGGCCGCGACATCGCTGGTCCTGTGACCGTCGTTCGCGAATGGTCGCTGAAGGCCGTCGCGATTGTGAAGTTCGGGAAGGATCGGAACACGTCGGCAGAAGTATTCTTCAGCGAACGGAAAGTCGATAACAAAAATTCGGGGAAGGGGTTCTTCGTGCGATTCGCGAAGAGTCCATGTATGGGGGCAATTCCAATGAATGAAGATCAGAAGCCGGTCGCGATTGAATCGCAGGCTGTCGAAACGAAAGCGGAAGCTGAAGCCGTGAAGGTCGAAGCTGTCGAAGCAGACGTGAAGGCCGAACAGACCGTGACTGACGAAGTGAAGGCGGAAGCCGTGACGACTGAAGTCGTCGAAGCTGTCGAAGCCGTGAAGACTGAACAGACCGTCGAAGCCGTGATGGAACAAGTCGCTGAAGCTGTTGAAGCATCAGCCGATCCTGTCGCTGTCGCGATGTCGGCGCTGTCGAAGCCGGTCGATCCGCGAAGTGAATTCAAGCAGTTCGTCGAATTGTTCGGCGCTGAAAAGGCTGCTGTTTATTTCTCGGAAGGGAAGTCGTTTGACGCTGCGAAGGACGAACATCTGAAGTTCCTGTCCCAGCAGAACGTCGAACTGACGAAGCGTCTGACCGCGATTGATCGCGGCGCAGACAAGCCGGTGAAGTTCAGCGACCGTTCCGACGCTTCTGAAAAGAAGATCGGATCGATCAAAGACGTGATCCGGTTCGCAGGTCAAAAATAACAACACGCCTTAGGGGGAATCCAAAATGGCTGACACGCTCTACACTCTCGCTGATCTTCTGAAGATCAACGACAAAAACGCTCGCGATCTGGGGATGTCTGACATCCTTCGCGATGCACCTTTGCTGAAGGCACTTCACACTGTTCCTGCTTCTGCTGGAACGCAGCACAAGTACATTAAGGAAACGACCGCACCTTCGGTCGGCTTCCGCGCACCGAACAGCGGTATCGCTCGGACGCCTTCTGGTGACACTGTTGTCACTGTCGATCTGAAGTACATGGACGGCTCGCATATCGTGGACGTGGCAACTGCTGACGCCTACATCGGCGGCGCACAGGGCTTCATCGCTCGCAAGCTTCCGCGCAACATCGGTCAGTCCCTGTTCACTTTCGAACAGCAACTGATCAACGGCGGCGGCTCGGGCTTCGATGGCTTCAAACAGGCGCTGAACGCACTGTCGAACGCGATGGTCGTCAACGCGACTGGCACCACTGTCGGCGGCGCAACCAGCGTCTACGCAGTTCGCAGCACGCCTGACGAATTGGATGTCGCTGCTGTTATCGGCAATGACGGCGTGATCAGCGTGAAGGAAACCGGTACGCAGTTCTTGGCTGATGTCAGCGGGAACACCTACGCGGCCTATGTCACGCCTATCGGTTCGTGGCTGACCGTTCAGGTCGGAAGCGCCTACAGCCTTGGCCGAATCTGCAATTTGACCACGCAAGCTGGCAAGGGGCTGACGGACATCCTGATCGCTTCGCTGATCAACAAGTTCCCAGCCGGTCGCGGTCCTACGCATCTGGTGATGAACCGTCAGTCGCTGGGACAGCTTCAGGCTTCCCGCACTGCCGTAAATAGCTCGGGCGCGCCTGCACCGTTCCCGACTGAATCGCATGGCGTTCCGATCATCGTGACCGATGCAATCGTGAACACCGAAGCGCTCGTCGCCTAAACAGGGCTGACAGCATCCTGAAGAACTTAGGCCGACCGTTCACACAATGGGCGGTCGGCCTTTTCGGGATCAGGGGGAACAGGGGATGTCGCTGGATCAGATCATCGCAGACGCGCTCGGGACTGTCCGTGACGTGATGGGGACTTCGGTCACTTATCACAGGGGATCGAACTGGATTCGTCTGACGGCTGCTGCGACTGAAACGCGCTTCGAAGTAGACAACGGCGCAGCGCTGATCGCGCTGGTCAGCCGCGACTATCTGATCAGCGCCTGTGAACTCGACTTCGGCGACGGACCTGTCGAACCGAAAGCAGGCGACTTCGTGAAAGAAGTGATCGACGGACAGACGCACGTTCACGAAGTCGGACGACCAGACGGGAACGATCAGGTCTTCCGATACAGCGACACGGGAAGAAGTCAGCTTCGCGTTCACACAAAGCGGAAGCAGATCGTCTGACGGGGGATCGATGCCGACAGCAGAAATCACAACTATCGCAGATGCGGTCGTATCGGAAATCGGGAACGGCGCGATTCCGTCTGTCGAATACGGCGTCACGCGAATCTATGTTCCGGCCTTCAAACTGGAAGAACTCGGAACGGCCTTCACGGTTGTCGTCGCAGGTCTGGGGATCGGGATCAATCACGACGATTCAATCCGATCAGCGGACCTTCACACGTATCAGATCAGGATCGCGATCTATAAGAAGATCGGCCGCGAAGACGGCGACATCATCACGACCGAAGTCGATGACGCGCTCTATTTTGTCGAGCAGGTTCTGGACCTGATTCGGTCGAAGAAAACATTGACGGATTATCCGGCGGCGCGATTGGCCGAACCGATCCTGAACGAACCGGTCTATGACGTGGAAAGACTGATGACGGATGGAATCTTCTATTCGGTCATCACAGTGAATTACCGACTGCTTCGATAGCAGTCATTTTAGGGGGATTAGATGGCTACACCTTACAAGCTCGGGGACATCGCTGTTCTGTACTACAGCGCGACGCCTGTGACTTCGACGACCTACACCGTCGCTTCGACGAAGGCAGACAACATCAAGAACGCGCAGATCAGCCTGAAGACTGATTCGCCTGAATACACGACTCGCGCGAACGCTGGGATCAAACAGCACGCGTCCAGTCTGAAAGACATGACGATCAGCTTCGAAATTCTTGTGCCGGGCGTCGGCGCGACTGACGCTGCTTACAGCGCCTTCCGCACGGCCTACACGACCGGCGCTGACATCGCGATCTATGCACTGGACGATGACAAGGATACTGCTGGCGCTTGGGGACCAGCGGGGAACTTCGTTGTCACTGACTTCAGCGCTGGACAGAACGTCGGCGAAGTTCAGTTCAAGAAGGTCGAACTGAAGCCTTCGACGTTCAACGGCTTCCACACCGCGACGGGTTCGTAAGTCTGGGGGAAACTTTGGCACGTTTCAAAGATGTTCAGGGACGCGACTGGGATGTCGTCGTCGATGTCGTCGCGATCAAACAGGTTCGATCAGCTTTGTCAGTCGATCTGGCGAAGCTGTTCGAATCGGAAGCGAAGAAGGTCTTCGGCGATCCGTGTCTGCTCGTGGACGTTCTGTTCGTTCTGTGTCGGGATCAGTGTGAAGGGCGGAAGCTGTCCGACATCGACTTCGGTCGTTCGCTCGGGGGCGATTCGTTGAAGCTCGCAGGAAAGGCGCTGGCCGATGCGGTCATCGATTTTTTCCCGTCAGACCAGCAGGCACCGTGTCGCGAACTGCTGGCGAAGGACGAAGCGATTCGAACAGCGGCACTGACGCAGGTTCTGGAACACGCGAAGCAGATCGATCCGACGAAGGTCGTCGAGCAGATGAAGGCGAAGCAGCCGACGCAATCGGAATCGCCTACGAATTAGCAGGCGCGCTGAAGATCGATCCGTCACGGATGACGCTTCGTGATCTGTTCATGATGTTCGACGGACATCAGCAGGACATCTGGAATCAGGCGTCACTGAACGCGCTGGCGATGACGGACAGCGACAAGTTCCATCAGGTCTGTCCGATGAAGAAGTCGCAGCAGCCGTCGCAGAAGAAGCGGAAGTTCACGCCTGAAGAGAAGGCGGAAATTGAAGCGATGTCACACTTCACGAAGTGACGCGGGGGCGCGATGATTCAGATCAATTTCAATTCCTTCTTCGACCGCGACACTGTTCTTCGCAAAGTGAAGGACGGAACGAAGTCGTCGCTGGCGAAGTTCGGTTCATACGTTCGGACTCGGGCGCGACGGTCGATCCGTCAGCGGAAGAAGTCAGCGCAGCCGGGAAGTCCGCCTTCATCACACACACGCCTTCTTCGTGACTTCATCTTCTTCGGCTATGACGACAGAACGGATTCCGTCGTCGTCGGACCTGCGCTGATGAAGCAGCAGACGAATCCGACGATCCCGAACGTTCTGGAAAAGGGGGGAACGCTGACACACTGGAAGACGGGGAAGCCTGCTGTCTATCGCGCCTTCCCGTTTATGGAACCGGCGCTGTCGGCTGAATCAGAAAAGTTCGTCGGCCTGTTCTCGGGCGTCGTGAAGTAAGGGGGAAGCAATGGCGGGATCAGGGGAAATTCGCGCGGGTCAAGCTTATGTCGAATTGTTTGTTAAAGGCGACATCGGGAAGACGCTGGATCAGACGGCGAAGCAGTTAAAAGAATTCGGCGATAAGGTCGTCGGGATCGGGAAGGCGATGCTGATCGCAGGCACTGCGATCACGGCACCGCTGCTGATCGCTGCGCAGCAATTCGCTTCGATGGGATCGACGCTGAACGATGTCGCAGCGCGTACAGGCGCAGGCGTCGAAGCGCTTCAGCAATTCAAATATGCGGCCGATCAGACAGGCGCTTCGCTGGAAGATGTCGAAGTCGGTCTGAAGAAAATGGCGAAGGCGATCTTCGAAGCTGAAACAGGAAGCAAAGCAGCGAAGCAGTCGCTGGCTTCAATCGGTCTGACTATCGCCGACCTTCGCGGCCTATCACCAGAAGCACAGTTCAGGAAGATCGCTGCTGGTCTGTCGAGCATCAGCGATCCTTCAGCACGCGCAGCCGTCGCGATGGAACTTCTGGGCAAGTCAGGGACGAAGCTGATCCCGATGCTGGCTGACCTGAACGAACTAACCGAACACTATCAATCACTGAACGCGACCTTCAGCGCCGAAGACATCGCACGGGCTGACCAGTTCGGGGACACGCTCGACGACCTGACGCTTCAGTTCCGGGCGCTTGTGTTTCACGTCGGCGCTGCTGTCGCACAAGCGATTCAGCCGTTCGCGCATTCGCTGACGCAGGCGATGTCGCAGGTCATCCAGTTCGCGAAGGAACACAGGTCGCTGATCATCACGGTCGGGACCGTAGCTGCTGGACTGATCACGGCTGGCGGCGCTGTCGTCGGACTCGGCTTCGCGATCAAAGGCGTCGGCTTGGCGATCAGCGGTCTGACTGCGACCTTCAGCTTCGCAGCAAGCGCGATCGGACTTCTGCTGAATCCGATTGTTCTCGTCGGCGCTGCACTCGTCGGGCTGGGCGCTTACTTCATTTATGCTTCAGACAACGGCGGGAAGGCGCTGGATTATCTGGGGGCGAAGTTCGGGGAACTGTCGAAGACAGCGACGACGGCCTTCGGCGGGATCGCTGATGCACTGTCTGCTGGTGATCTGGCACTGGCTGCGCAGATCGGCTGGACAGGTCTGAAGCTCGCCTTCCTGAAGGGGACGCAGGAAATACAAGCAGGCTGGGAAGACTGGAAGGCGTCTGTCATCGGGGTCGCGATGGATGCGCTGTTCGGCGTTCAGAAGATCGCAGTGAACGTGAACGCGAATCTGATCGCAGGCTGGCAGAAGGTCACGTCCGTCTTCGGCGATCTGTGGGATGGCGTGGTCGGAACGATGATGGAAGTCTGGAACACGGCGATCAGCGGCGTGATGAAGACAGTGAACTGGATTCGTGAAGCTTGGGACAGCGCCTTCGGGGACGGATCGTTCAGCGCCGACGCTGCGAACAAACAACTGGAAGATGAAATCGAAGCGCGTCGTCAGGCTCGGGCGCGCGAAGAGATGGAAAAGAAATCAGCACGCGACAAAGAAAAGGCTGACGCGCTGGCGGCTGTCGAAGCTGAACGTCAGCAGATGATCAAAGCGCTGGAAGATCGGAAGAACGCGATCAAAGACGGCGCTGATGAAAACGCGCGTCAGGAAGTCGAGAACATCCAGAAGCGGAAGGAAGAACTGGAACGTCAGCTTCAGGGGATGCGGAAGAAGGCGGCTGAAGAAAAGCAGCAGGCGTCCGGACCTGAAGCGCCGAAGTGGATCGATCCGCGAACGCAGCGTGATCTGGATGATGTCGTCGGAAGCCGTTCGTCTGCGAAGTCGATGGGGACGTTCAGCGCCTTCGCGGTCGCTGGACTTCAGACAGCGCCTGTTCATGACAGAATCGAAAAGAACACGGCGAAGATGGCGACGACGCTGGATCGCATCGAACGCAGTCGCAGCGGGAACCGCTTCAAATAATCGGGGAACTCGGGGGAACAAATGCCTGTCAAAGTAGAAGAACAATTCAGCGGCCGTCGCAAGTCGGGACGCTCGGCGGAACGCAGGTTCACGATCACGGGCGCATCGTCCGAAGCCGACGCGCGGAACAATCTTCTGACCAGCGCGAACGTCCCGACATCCATCAGCGGAATGGTTCGCGTGAACGAAGACTGTTCAGTCGAAGAGATCGCGACGAACCTGTTCGTCGGGACGGCTGTTTATGCTTCGCCTTCCTACGAAGCGCCAGCACCTGCGAACACGTTCAGCATCAGCTTCGACATCAGCGGTCAGAACATTCGCGTCAAACAATCGCGCGAAACGCTCGGGATTTACAAGCGTCAGACCGATCCGAACTACAAAGACTTTAAGCAGGCAATCGGCGTGAACGCAGACGGGACCGTCGAAGGCTGCGACATCATCGTTCCTGTTCCCGTGTTCACTGTGAATCACACGTTCGAAGACGCTGATCTTCCTACCTATCGGGAACTCTGTTCCGTCGTCGGGAAGACGAACAACGCGACCTTCATGAACTTCACTGTCGATGAACTGCTTCTGACACGCGTCAGCGGTCAGCAGCGCGAAGACGGGAAATGGGACTTGTCGTTCGGCTTCGGCGTCAGCCTGACTGAAACAATCACCAGCATCGGCGACGTGAACAAACTGGCTTCGCTGGATCAGGTCGCGGTCGGCGCTGGGATCAAAAAAGTCGGCTGGTCCTATCTGTGGTGCTACTACGAAGATCAGGTCGATGACACGAATCACGTCATCAGACAAGTCCCGACCTATTGCTATGTCGAACGTGTCTATCCGCAGGCGAACTACGGCCTGTTGAAAATCGGCGGGGATGATCGGCGTGACACGATCGCGCTGGATGAAACAATCGGAATCGAATTCACGGACGGCGCATAAGGGGGACGGATGAATCTGAAGAAGCCGATCAAAGGTCAGCCGGTTGAATTCTACGCGTCCACCTTCGGCGCGATGATCGACGCAGCCGTCGCGAACCGTGAAGGCGGATCGACTGCGCCTGCTGCTCGACAGACTATTCCGCAGAACAGCACGATCATCACTGTTCAGAACACGACGGGCGATGATCTGGATCGGTTCGCGGCTGTGAAGCTCGACGCACCTGTAATCCTTCCTGACGACAACGAAGGCGAATTCACGCGACGGATCGCGTTCAAGGTCGTGACGCCTGATGACGCGTCGGCTGGTCTATGGGCTGTGATCCAGCAGCCGCTGGCAAAGGGACCGACAGGAAGCGAAGCGAACGGCGCATTCGGAACAGCCGTCGTTCTGGGGATGACGCATTGTGTCGTGAACATTCTGGACACGGATGACACACACGTCGAAGTCGCTGACGGTCAGACGATTCCGACATCAGGGACGGAAGGAACAGCGTCGATCATCTGGGCTGCTGGCTGGGAAGACGGAACACAGACGGCCGATGAAACTGGTGAACAGCTTGCGATCATTCGGATCGGCGGGGGCGGATCAGGCGGCGAAGGACTTCCCGACGCAGGCGATCAACACACGGTCCTGAAGGCTGTCAGTCAGGGCGTCTGGGGCGTGGACTTCACGTCTCTACATTAAAAGCGTCCGACGCTCGGGGGAATGAATGCCGCTAATCACAGGAAGCTGGAACAGCTACGCGTCAGGCTCGAAAGACTTCGACCTGTGGTCAGGTCGTTATGACTTCTATCTGGCGATCATGCAACGCGAACAGGCGCTGGGCCGTCGCTATTGGCCGACGCCGAACGTCATCCATGACGAAGGCGTCATCGGCTCGATGACGACGACATCGATCACGGACACGTCGAAGACTTGGGACAGTAATCGCTGGAACGCGTATCACGACGGGAACGGCGAAGATCAGCGCGTCCCTGAATATTATGAAGTCGTCATCTATGCCGACGCCTACCTGACACCGTGGAAGACGGTCAAAGCTTTCATCACGTCGAACGACTCGAACACGATTCACTTCAGCGACATCGGTCTGGACGCGTCTGACCTGACGACGTTCGAAGGAAAGCGATATGCGATCATCCGTCAGTTCGGGATGTGGTGGACAGAACGAATTCCGCAATGGCCGAATCCGAAGACGTTCATCGAATCAGGCGAATCAGAATGGATCACGAACGGCGTCGTCACTGCTTACGATGAAGACACGGACACGCTGACGATTGACCTGAAGCAGATTCCGTCGAGCAGCATCAGCGTCACGTTCAGGATCGCGGGGACCAGCTTCACGGGAACGACGACGGCGACGACGCCGACGCCGACGATCACGTTCACGGACGCAGCGACCAGCGCAGCCGACATCGGTCGTCAGGTCAGCTTCAAATTCAATTCGATCACGATCCTTCAGGATGATCAGCAGAACTGGACCGCGAACGAATGGGCGGGGAAGTCCGTCGCCTTCTACGTGAACGGCCGAACACGGACAGGGACGATCACGTCGAACACTGCGAAGACGCTGACGCTGGCTGGGGATTATGTCGCTTCACGCTCGCGACCTTCGGCCTATGCGATCTTCATCGCAGGCGGCGCTGATTACATTCTGGGACATCAGCCGGATCAGGCGGACAAGTGGACACGCGGACCGCAGTCCGCGAACTGGTCGCACGTCACAGCGGATGATCTGTCCAGTCAGGTTCTGTGGGGCGCTGAAGGGATCGCGAAGAACTCGGTGACGTGGATTCGCTATCCGGAAATCGGCGTCATCGGGGAACCTGAAATCACGACGGAATATCTGTTCGACAGGGATGTCATCACGGAACCAGTCGAAAAGATCACGCAGATTCCCGAAACAGGACAGACACGCGCGAACGGCGACAGCATCAAAACGCCTGACTACTGGAAGACGTGGCGCGCAGTTCAGACCTACATTGAAGCGAACTGTTCGAACTGGCTTCCGATGATCGGCTACGGCGGGACGCAGGCGTTCCAGAATTATGTTCCTGCGACGTTGTTTCATGCGCTCGGGATCAACTCGGGGACAGGTTCTGTCACGGGCTGGGAAGCCGTCTACAGCGGGGGATCGTTCGACTACTACGCTACGTTGAATCTCGGCGCGCATCCTTACACGCCTATCGGGATTTATTGGGCGATCATCGGGGAAGGGAACGCTGTTCTGGGATCAGGTTATCTGGTCGCGCAGGGGGACGGCGAAGTCGTCGTGAACGGCTACGGGATGACCGAAGAAGATGTCGGACGAACCGTCGTCTTCAGCTACGGCTGGACTCGAAAAGTCCCGAACGAATTCAGGCACCTGTTCCCGCGAACCTACTTTGAAGCAGGCTATGACGAAGACGACGTTCTGATCACGACGCCGACATCCGACACACCGGGAAGCTGGATCACGCGATCAGCTTCGACGGCCTATCGTGAATCGAAGGATGAATCACTGGGATCAGTCGATTCGCTCGGGGGACTGAAGTCTTCGACCTACGGCGAAGTGATCGACAGCAGTCGCTTCCCGATTCAGAACGGCGACACGGGACGCTTCGTCGGCGCTAACTTCGCAGACACGACACTGACGGACAGCTTCAGTCCTGATGCGCCTTCGCTGACGGAAGAAACAATCGAAGCAGACAAAGGGACGTTCGACGGTCATACGCGCAGATGGGAACCGCGACTTCGCGGCGCTGCGACTGACGGCGGGAACTTCTTCCTGACTGACAGCGCGGGGAACTGGGAACAGTTCGGCAGCTACACGGCCGCGACGGGGACAGCTACGTCGGGAAGCTCGACGACGCTGACCGATACATCGAAGGCTTCTGACGGCCGCTGGGACGCAGCGACTGGACGCTGGATCGGCTGGACGCTGACACTGACGAAGGGCGGGATCACGAAGAAGACACTGATCACAGGCTTCAGCGGGACGACGCTGACCTTCGTCGCCTGTGGAATCACGGTCGATAACTCGACGACCTACAGCATCAGCGAACCGCGCAACATCCTGAACAGGTTCAAAGGGCGGAAGCTTCAGATCAGGAAGGCGTCGGATCAGACGGATCACGAAGTCACGATCATCGCGAATGATGGGACGACGCTGTTCTGGTCCGTCAGCGAAGGCGTGACCGTCGAAGCTGGCGACAGCTACGTCATCGACGAACCGCTTCACGGGACAATCTGGGAACGCTCGTCGGGACAATGGATCAAACCGACTGGGATGACCAGTCAGACGGCGACGTTCCCGAACGGCGTGAAGGTCTGCGTCGGCCGACCTGATGTTCGTGTTCAATACGGACGGGCGATGAAGAACGACTATTCGCCTGATGCTGATCAGGTCGCGGAAGTGAAGGCGGCGATCAGCGCGCTTCAATGGACACAGGACGGCTATTCGTGGGTCAGGCACAAATACGCTACAGGAAGCGACGGCGCGTTCACTGGTGAAGCCTTCTGTTCAGAAGGACAGGGGGAATCGCCACAGCACAGCTTCGACACAATCCTGAACGGCGGATTCCTGTTCCGCTGCGATGGCACCGACATCTACAAGTGTGGCGCGAAGAACGAATATCAGATCGCGGTCAATTACGGCGGACCTGACGGCTGTCCACCGATCAGCGTCTGTAATCCGATTGTCTTCTGTGACACGAACGCTGATCCCGTTCAGGAAGGAACAGGATCAGGTCCACCGTCAGCATCGTCGGCGGCGTTCATCGACAGCACGAACGGCGGGGAAAACAGTGTCGGACTGTCCCGCAATTCTGCTTATGGTCGCGCGACGAAGACGACGCTGGTCGCTGCTTCGATGGACTTCTACAACTACGGGCGATACAGCCTGATCGACGCTGGCGACATCGAATCCGAAGACGTGTCTGAAAGTCCCTACGATCCTGTTCAAAGTCCGCTTTGTGCGGGCATCAATTCCATCGAACGTCATCGACGGTTTAACGCGATGGGCGATCCGGTCGCGTGGCACCGCTGGACGAACTGGACCAGCACGGGCGCGAACACTGACGCGACTGTCGATACTTCATCGATGCTCGGGACGTTCACGCAGCCGCCTGAACCGTCGCCGACGATCACGGCGACTGACGGCTGCACGGTTCATCACAACTGGGAAGAAGGCTACATCATCGGGAATCAGATCGTCGTGAAGAAGTGGTCGATGTCCTACGTCTAAGCAGGGACAACGGCCGCGAAGGTCGAAGAACTTACAGGGGGAACTTATGGCGAATGAAATCACTGCGACGGCGACTTTGCGTGTCGCGAAGTCAGGCTTCGATCAGACGGTCACGCGCACGAAGTCTATCGATATGACGGGGACGCATTTTAACTACACGGTCCAGAACATCGGGACGACCGCTGAAGCGCTGTCGCTCGGGGATGTCGCGACACCGGGAATGATCTACGTCAGGAACACGGACGCTTCGAACTATGTCGAAATCGGTCGAACCATTTCCGCGACTTGGCAGCCGTTCGCGCTGGTCCGCGCTGGTGAAGTGGCGATGTTCCGATCCGCTGCTTCCATCACACTTCAGGGGAAGGCGAACGGCTCGGCCTGCGACTGTGAAGTCTGGATCGTCGAAGACTGATTCCGATGTCACAGTCGCCTTCAGATCATCCGACGCAGCAGAACGAACAGGAAGGCAATGGGAAGGCTTCCTGTGGGGACTGCTCGCGCGCTCGACGGCTGACCGCTGAAGAGCAGCGGAAGCGTCATCAGGACTGGCTGGATCGTCTTCGACGCGAAGGCCGTCGCTGATCGCTTCTAAGGCGTCGTCGAGCAGCGACGGCCGTCGGATCGTCTTCGGCTCTACAACGCAGCAGAACGAACAGGAAGGCCGTCAGCGGGCAACCTGTTGAAAGCTTCAACAGGTCACTTCAACAGGTCGCAACAGGTCACTTCAACAGCCTGTTGAAATCGGCAACAGGTTCTTTACAACTTGCTGCTCTACCCTAACAGATTATGAACGAATATTCACTCGCGCCTCTCGAACAGAAGTCGAGTGAATATCAGGCTTTAGGTAAAAATATTTTGCTTTCCCTATTGACTGGGGGGCTGGAATCCCTAAGCTATGGGCTGTCCTGTGGGGCTGGTGACGGCTCGACGGGACGCAGCTAATCCAGTTCCGTTTGTTAGCAGACGGTTCGGGTCTGTCCTGAACTGTCCCGCTGAAGGTCTGTTCACGCTGAATCGGCTCGTCAGCCTGACACTGGCGAAGCTGGGGATCGACGGATCGATCCGCACACAAACACGCAGGACGCGTCAGTCAGACCATCACGGATGATCTGTCCCAAGCAGCAGGCGCAGTCGATTGTCAGGATCGGCTGTGACCTGCTGCGTTTGTTTACGGCTCGCACAGCGGGCGAAGGAACGAAGCGATGACAGTACATGAAGCAATCGAACGGCTCGACGAACTTGCGTCAGCCGATGATGACATCCGATTCCGGGGACGACGGACGGAACCAAGTTCTTTACCTATCGATCAGGCTCGCGAAGCCGACACCGTGACGATCAGGTTCTGGACCATCGACGGCGCACAAGTGACAGGGACGCTGGCCGATATGGTCGCGGATCGCGAACGGGGATCGGATGTTCTGGGACGAATTGAATAGTCGCCGATTCAACGCGGATCACAGTATCCGAACTTCGGCGACGACTTAGCGCTGTGTAGCCACAGCACTTCAGCGGCAGTAGGTGAAGCTGTCGCAAATTTTACAGCCGCGACCAGCGGCAGATCGGAATGAAGAGATGACACAGACCATTGAACAGAACCAGCAGCAGAAGAAGCAGGCGATTGAATACGTGAAGAAGTATGCGTCGAACTTCCCGAATGATCCCGTCGCTGTTCGCGATCTGCTTCCCTATCTGGTGATCGTTCCCAGCAAAGTCAGTCACTTTCGAATCGGTCGGCTGAAGATCGTGAAGATGACTGAACTGATCACGGATGAATCGATCCAGACCGTTGAATGGATGACCGATCACATTGCGGCTGCAACCGCAGAAGAACTGATCCTGATGCTGAAGAGAATCAGCGGCCGTGACTGCCGCTGGGTCGGGATGTCAGCGGCTGAACAGTCGAAGCTGAACAGCGACTGATCCTGCTCGAAGAGGGGCGAAGGCTCGACGGCCGCACCAGCGGCGAAGGGACAGATGATGACGCAGACGACCATGACTAAAGCGAAGCCTTCCAGTGTTCGTCAAAGAACGCTATGGCAGCGACTGGAAAAGGAAGGGCTTCGGCTCGACTGGTACGCGAAAAGCGGGAACTTCAAAGTCATCCGCACCAGCGATGGGAAGATGATCAAAGACGGGAACCGGCGGATCGCTCGATTCGTCGATCACGGCGACGGCACCGCTGACGAACTGGTGAACAACATCCGCGAACGGTTCGCGAAGATCGACGGTCGCAGTCCAGCGATGAAGAGCAAACGGAAGAAGGCGAAAGTTCCAGCGGCGCTTCTACGGAATCGAATCTTCGGACTGCGCGCAGCGGGTCTGCTCGATCTGGACGGACCTACACAACTGACGAAGCCGAAGCGGACGAAGCGGAAATCGAACAGCCGCTGATCCAGCGGCGAAGGGACAGACAGATGGGACAGGCACCGACAAAGCCGATTCACTTCACTCGACGGGACTTCAGGCTGCTTCGCATGTATGAAGGCGCGCCGACGCTGAAGATGCTGATCGACGCGATCAGCGCCGACATCCCGACAGCGCCTGATCACTGGAAGCCGATCATCCGGGCGCTGCTCGACAAAGTGAAGCAGATCGACACCAGCACCTTCCGCGAACTGTCGCGCAAAATTCAGGACTCGATGGAAGATGCTCGACTGAATCCAGATGATCCCGATGAAGACAATTGAAGAGCGGCGACGGACGTTCCGTCGCTGTGGCCTGAAGGCCGTGATCCGTCAGTCACGGCCTTCTTCTATTGGCTGACTGCTCGGGAATTAAAGTGAAGTCCGCAAGGCGTTTGTCCCTTTAGGCCGATCTGGAATCATGGCACGGCTTCAGCTTAAGAACGGCGGGACAGCACTGATCGACGACATCGATGTCGAACGCGTCAGCCAGTTCAACTGGTCATCCTTCGAAAGCAGGAACACGACCTATGTCCGCAACAGATCGAAGCGGATCGGATGTCCCGTGCTTCATCGGTTCATTCTCGGGATCACAGATGACAGCGTGATAGTCGATCACGCGAACGGCGACGGCTTAGACAATCGAAGGTCGAACCTTCGCGTCTGCTCGAATCAGGAAAACTGTTCGAACCAGCGCATCCGGACGCAACACAACGGGAAGCCGAAGTCGTCCCGATTCAAAGGCGTCACGCTGATGAACAAAAGATTCCATCATGTTTGGATGTCACAGATCGGCGTGAAGGGGAAGATAAAACGGCTGGGAACCTACGTCACAGAAGAAGAAGCAGCGACAGCCTATGACATCGCGGCGATGTTCTACTTCGGCGACTTCGCGCAGACGAACACGCAGAAGTTCGGACCGCTGGTCACTGATGCGCAGTTCGCGTGTCGGCTCGACGCTGGGCAGATGACGGAAGCCGATCTGACCAGAAGACGGAAGCGGGGACCGCAAAAGGGCTACAAGTTCAAAGTCGATCAGGACGGGAAGCGGATCAAATGGACGGCGTGAAAACACCACAAGCGACGGCCGCGCAAAGACGCTCGATCTATCGCTTCCTGCTGGTCAGCAGGGATGACCTGAAGCTTCTGGTTCGTTCTCTCGACACTGATCAGGCTCGACGCCTGCTGGAAGTTCTCGTCGAACACGCAAAGCAATGTCCGCGACAGACGGCTGATCCGCTGGTCGATGACCTGCTGAAAGATTTTTAAAGGGAAGGAAAAGCACCTTCCTGAAGAAGTGAATATCGACGGCTCGTCAGGACCAGTGACGACCGTCTTCAGATGGATGAACAAACTTGGGAACGCGGCCGTCGCTGTCACTGGTCCTGACACTTCGGTCGCGTTCTTCTTTTGGGGGATCGGAAATGAAACACAGGCACGACTGGAAGGGAATCGCGGAAATGATGAAGAAACCGAAGAAGCTAAAGCCGAAGAAGCAGCGGATCGCTGATGCTCGGGCGCTACTGCTCGCAGAAGGCTATCTTCTGCTGCTCGGGAACGATCCTGTCGCGCGGACCGTGGATCGACATGCCGTGATCGTCAGCGGGAAGCTTCGCGGCTGGATCGAACGCGGGCGCTACAGCGCAGAAGCAGCCGTCGGCGAAGTCGTTCGCTTCCATCTGGGGGACCAGCGATGAACAAACAGGAACGAACGGAAATGGTTCGCGGGATGCTGCGTGATCGCGGCCTTCATCTGATGGTTTACAGCCTATCAGTTGAAGTCGTGGGGAATCCGAATCGCTTCACGGGATCAGCGATCCTGTCGGGCTGGATCAATCGCGGAAGCTACTCGGCTGAAAAGGCCGTCGAAGATGTCGTCCGTCATCTGGGGGATCAGCGATGAACACACTTAAAGGGGGACAGGACGAACGCAGCGGCTGGCGCGATCAATGGATCAGCGGCTGGATCAGGACACTGAAAGACTGTCCGTTCGTCGATCTGGACTTCATAGGCGTGACCTATGACCAGAAGGAACCGGTCGCGATCATCGACTGGAAGCAGGCACGGGCTGAAGGTCACGTTCACGCGACCAGTGAAGCGAACATCGAATGTCAGCGTCGGCTGGCAGATCGGGCGAAGCTTCCGTTCTTCGTCGTCTATTACTCGGCTGATCCGATCTGGTTCGCTGTGACGCCTGTGAACGGGATCGCGTGTCAGATCGTCAGCGAACATCAGCGGATGTCGGAACTGGACTTCACGAAGTTCATGTTCCAGCTATCAGGACGCTCGGCACCTGCTGAAGCTCTACAGGGCCGAAGCTCGACGGCCGCACCTGCGAAGGCGAAAGTGACCGAAGGAATTCACGACGAATTCGAACTGATGATGAAGAAGCTGAACGGGGGATAAGTTGTGACCTGCTGAACCTGTTCGTCATTTTGTGGCGATACAGGAAGGATCGGGATCGTCTGGTTCGGAAGAACACAGATGACGGCCGTGAAGGGGCTGGAACCGAACGAACCTATCTGACAGACGCGATCACGCTGTCTGTGTATCTCAGACGCGATCAGCACCTTCACTGCTGGTCGCGTCTTCTTATTTCAACGTGAAGTCATTCCTGTGAAGGGGGATCGATGGACAACAAATTCATAAAGCAATTCAAAGCGACACTGACGAAGGTCAGCGATCTGCTGGATGTCACCTATATCGGGGACAACGGCGGGCGCTATCGGTTCGATGACTACGAACTGGAACGGCTTCGGAATGAAGGCGGACCGTTCGTCGAGATGTTCCAGAACGGCCGCACGGTTCGTGTCTATCGCTCGCGTCACGCGCCTACCTATGACGCCTTCGCTGCGCATCTGGTCCAGCAGGGACAGAAGACGATCTGGATCACGAACGATGATCGGAAGAAGACGCTTCTGATGCTGGCTGACATCGACGACAAACACGGCACCGGGGACGCAGCAGGCGCAGCAGACTACCTGTCACGGACCTATCTGAAGGGGAACACGCTGATCGAAGCTTCGACTGGTGGCAAAGGCCGTCACGTCTACTTCTTCGCTCGGGTGGGGAACATCCCGCGATCAGCCTTCTGTGATCGTGTTCATCTGCTGGCTGATCGGATCAGGTCAGATGAAGCCTTCGAACGGTTCGGCGTGAAGTTCGACAATGTCTTCTACGGCCTTCCGTCAGTCTGGGACTGGGATCAGGGGAAGAAGGTCTGGACGCTTCGTCGGCGTGGGGACTGTCTTCGGCTTCCGTATCTCGACAACGGACAGGCTGATCTGGATCGGCTTTCCAGTCTTCCAGTCCTGCTTCCTGATCAGTTTTTACCTTCAAAAGAGTATTGTCATACACATATAGCCTTGATCCATAGGGGGACTTCTGGGGATGAAGGGACACAGGGGAAGACTAAGGGCGATCCCGATGACCTGAAGCGATCTGGGGACGCTCTGACGAAGAAGTATCGCTGTGTCGATCAGATGCTTCAGCGGACGAACGGAACGGCGTCTGTGGACGACGTTCTGGATGACTACCTGACGAACTGGAATCCATCCACCGACGGCGACACAGAAGCTGATCGACGGAACCGACGGAAGCTGCTCGCGAAACTGCTGACGAAGAGACTGAAGACGTTCATTCCCGCGCAGAAGCATCAGGGCACCTTCCAACGGGACGAACATCTGAAGCAGATCGAACAGGCTGTCCCAGCCGCTGACTTCGACTGGAACCGACGGGAACTGCTGAACCATCGCAGACTGTCCGACTTCATCAGCATCAAACTTCAGGACGCCTTCTTCGTGAAGAACTCTGACGAATGGTTCGCACGGGCTGCGCGTGACGTGACCATCCGCAACAGCCGCGCGATGAAGGCGAAGGGGCTGATCGACTGGACGCTGAACAACAGCACCTATAAGCGCCTGCTCGACATCGCTGTCCGTCACGGCTTCCTGACCATCTATGAAGACTTCCAGCGGCCGTCGCTGGATCACTCGGGGCGGAAGATCGGCAAGGGGAAGCCGCGCCTGATCGGACCGGGGGACGCCTTCCCTGACCTGAAGCAGAAATGGATCAGCATCTACAACGAACACAAACAACGTCAGCGCCTTCGATCCCTGTCGTTCGAAGCCGTCGCAGCCTGATCAGAAAATCCGATCAGGTCGAAAAGAAAATAGAAGGAAGATTCGCATGACCGCTGAAGAACAGAAGAAGCTGAAGAAGAAGAAGGCGACACGTCTGATCGGCGTGTCGAAGGGCGAGATGAAGAAGCTGATCGCTGAATACAGTCAGCGTCAGGAAATCAGGCGGGAACTGGACACCATGCGAAACAAACAAGGCACACCAGCGATCAACAGACAAAAGCTGTTCATCGAAAACATTGTCAGGGAAGAAGAACGGGATGTCGGCTGGATGGGGGAAGATCAGCTTCATCCTGCTCGGGAATCAGGGGACGATCCGCTGACCATCAGCAGCCGCGAACTGCTTCACGGCCTACCTGATCAGTCGCAGGCAGCAGTCACGCTGAAGATCGCTGGACCGCTGACGCGATCCGACGTTCTTCATCTGGCTCGCATTATGAAAATCACAGCGACTGTCACAGTCGAAGGAAAATGAAAATGAACGAAGACGACAAGAAGAAAATTGACGCGTGGAAGAACGAACTGAAGCATCTGTTCGCCATTGCCGAATCGCAGAAGATGCTATCGAAGCCGACGTTCGAACGGTTCACGGATCGGGCGCGGAAGGCTGTCGCACTGGCGAAGCAAACGGCCGAACAGATGGGACACAACTGGATCGGGACTGAACATCTGCTGCTCGGGATGCTGAAGGAAGGCAGCGGTCGCGCTGCAACAATGCTCGGGGAAAAGGGAATCAGCGTGAAGGATGTTCTGGACCTGCTGGAACCGAAGCTGACGGAACAGACAGTCACGATCACGCTGGAAAACGGATTGAAGCTGACGGGGACATTCAAGCCGACGACGCAGCCGGGGGACAAATGATGTCATTCTTATCGGGGATCGCGTTCGGTCTGCTGCTCGGGCTGGCTGTTGCACTGGACGTGAAGAAGGAAGTCGCTGAAGCAGTGAAGGCCGCAAAGGGGGACGGGGATGAACGAACAGATCATCGCAGCGCGTAATCAGTACACAGTCAAAGGGAACGTCGGGAAGCTGACGGTCGTTCGCAGGGACGGGACGCCTGTCGTCGTGACCTTCGACGCTGCTGACTTCCAGCGGCTGAACCGGGAAGTCTGGCGAATCAATTCGGCTCGGGGCGGCTACTTCTACGGCTTCAACACTGAAGGCGAAGCGCTCGCACACTTCATCCTGAAGACTGATCCGACGAAGACGCAGATCAGCTATCAGAACGGCGACACGCTGGATGTCAGGCGTTCGAATCTGGTCACGATGAAGCGGGGGAAGAAGCTGACGCTGAAGCCTGACGGATCGTGCTACATCAGCAGGCAGCAGGACGGCTATCGCGCTTACCTGTTCGACGACGGGCGGAAGGTTTATCTGGGACGCTTTCAGGATCGGGACAAAGCGCTGAACGCGTGGAAGATCGCGGATGACCAGCGGATCGCGAAGGCGAAGCGGGGGAAGAAGTGACGCCGACAGCACGCAGCCTGAAGCATCTTCGCGAACAGGGACTGACGGCCGATGTCGTCGAAAGATTCAACAGCTTCACGCGGAAGCGTCACGACCTGTTCGGGATCATCGATCTGATCGCTGTCGGGGATGACGGGATCATCGGGATTCAGGCGACATCCAGATCGAACGTGTCAGCACGGATCGCGAAGGCGAAGGCCGAAGAACGACTGAAGGTCTGGCTGAAGGCTGGGGGGAAGTTCAGCGTCTTCGGCTGGGGGAAGACTGGGGCGAAGGGGAAGCGGAAAACATACACACTGCGTCAGGTCGATCTGACGCTGGACGACTTAAACAACGAAGGGGAACGCTGATGTCGCAAGTGACTTACGGAACTGAAATCGATCTGAAGCTGGCGCTGTTCGACGTGATTGAACAGCAGTCGCTTCTTCAACAGCAGTTCGCAGAACTCGAAAAGAAGAAGAACGAACTGGTCGCTGACCTGAATCACGTTCGCAGCCTGAACCTGAAAGAAGGCGAAGTCGGACAGGCACGGCCGAAGGAAGCAGCATGAACGACCGTCGCGAATGCTGGATCGACTGGAACGGGCTGAAGGAAGTCTTCGGCGGGGACGATCTGGATCGGATCGAACAGGCGAAGAAAAGCGCGCAGGAAAACCAAGCAGCCGATGAAGTCCTGAAGGGACTCGACATCGCGGCCGAAGTGATCCGCGATCAGCAGCAGGAAGGCGGGGATCGTGATCGATCTGATCAGATCGCGACGGCTCGACGGACAGATTCTGATGGAACTGACGCTGACTGACGGTCGCGTCATCACTGTCACGCCTTCCGTCCTGTATGCGGACGATCAGACGGAACTGGACGCAATACTGGGGATCGAACGTCCGACGCAGCAGAAGCGATCTAAAGCGAAGCGGAAGGCCGTCAGGAAGAAGCGGAAGAAGATCGTCGAGCAGACGAAGAAGCAGCCGCTGGGGATGAACGCGTTCGCGCGAATCATGCGGGCGCTGGAAGACTGACAGGGGACGGGGGATGACAAGCAGCGTGAAGCTGTTCGCGACGTGTCGCAGGAAACACAGGCACGCGACGAAGGCAAAGGCGGACAGGCACGTCAGGCACCTGACGAAGATCGGCGAAGTCGGCGTCGTGTCCTATCGATGCCTGATCTGCGACGGCTTTCACGCAGGACATCGAAGGGGGGCAGCAGCATGAACGGGGAATCGAATGAAACAAATTGAACTGTTCAGCGGCGATGTTGCAGTCGTCGATGACGAAGACTGGGATCGGCTGCGTGATCTGAAATGGTTCGTCATCCGCGACCTTGCCACAAACTACGCTTATACGCGGATCAATCGGAAGGCCGTCAAGTTACATCGTCTAATAATGGGCGTGACTGATCCGAAGATTCAGGTCGATCATCTGGACGGCGACGGCCTGAATAATCGAAAAGAAAATCTTCGTATTGCTACGGGTCATCAGAATCAGGGAAATCGGCGAAAACTAAAACCAGCTTCATCCCGATTCAAAGGCGTCTGCTTCAATAAGCGTACGAAGAAGTGGAAAGCGCAGATAAAGCGGCACGGAAAGAAGGTCCATCTGGGCACCTTCTCTGATGAAATCGCAGCAGCACAGGCTTACGACATCGCGGCGATTGAATACTTCGGCGCGTTCGCGAATCTGAATCTTCCAGTCGTGAAGGCTGCTGCTTAAAGGGGGACTAATGGCGGGGAAGGGATCACAGCGACGGCCGTCGAGCATCAGCGATGCTGAACTGGCTGCGAACTGGGAACGGGTGTTCGGGAAGCCTGCGTCGAAGGCTCGAAAAGGTCTGGGGGACAAGCGCGGGAAAAACAAACCTACGAAGGGGAACGAATGACAATCGAAATCAAAGCGAACGAAGCTGACGGGCTGAAGCTGATGAAAATGCTGACGGCGATGAACAGAACGATCATCGGCGGGGAACTGGTCGAATCTGTGGAATGTCGGCGCAAGGGAAAAATCTGGACAGGCACGATCCAGACGCAGACGGGGAAGAACTGGTTCGTCGATGGGAAGCCGATTTATCAGGAACTGGAATAA